GCGTAATGCACAATGGAACTTAGAGTCAAAAGTTGATGGTAAACTACAGTCAGTAGATACAAAACTTACTAGCTACGATACAAAGTTAGATAGATTCGAGGTAAAAGTAGAAAAGACTAAGATAGATATGGAAAACAGAATACAAGAGTCTTTAGATAACCCACTAGCAAACTAGGAGATTATATGCCATACGGAAAAGGAACATACGGAAAAAAAAGAGGTCGCCCACCAATGAAGAAAAAAGGTAAAAAGAAATAATGGCTAAAGATTCAAGACTAACTAGGGCAGGTGTATCTGGCTTTAATAAACCAAAGCGTACACCTAGTCACAAAACTAAAAGTCATGTAGTAGTAGCTAAAGAAGGTGGTAAAGTTAAGACTATAAGATTTGGACAACAAGGTGTTACTGGTGATAGAAAAAGTACAGCTAGGTCTAAATCATTTAAAGCTAGACATGGTAAAAACATAGCAAAAGGCAAGATGAGTGCTGCTTTTTGGTCTAACAAGGTGAAATGGTAATGGCTAAACGAGGACTATACGCAAACATTAATGCTAGAAAAAAAGCTGGTACAAGTAGAAGTAAAAAGAAATCTACTATTAGCAAAAAAGCCTATGCAAAAATGAAAAAGGGGTTTAAAAAGTGATTGAAGATAATAGAATACAGTTACAATTAGACAAACATTCTGGTCAGATAGCTAAGTTATTTAGTAAAATTGATGACACTAACGAAAAAATACAAAAAATATTTCATATATTAAATCAGATTAGATACTTTGTATTAGGTGGTGTTGCTTATTTTGTAGCGTCAGAAGTAGGCATGTTTAACCTACTGAAGTTGGTAGCATGATAGGATTTCTAACAAACATAGCACCAATAGCTTTAGGATTTATTGGCAAATTGTTTGCTTTAAAGAGTCAAGCAGCACAAGAACAACAAAAATTAATGATACAGAATCTACAAGTTCGTAACGATTCTATTAATCAAGCAAGAGAAATGGCAACCAAAGAAAGTCCAATGGCTGCTATGAACAGAAGAATTATAATATTAACTATATTAGCCCTAGTTATATTTACACAGGTAGCCCCTGTGTTTTGGGATGTGCCTACAGTTATACCAACTGTTATAGAGGGTGCTAGTATATTAGGATTTCAATTGACACCAGATGTAGTAGAATATGTTACTGTAGAAGGGATGTTGAAGTTTGATGAAATATTTAGATGGGCAACAATGATAATCGAATTCTACTTTGGAGCACAATTAGCAAAAGGTAGGTAGTAATGAAAAGGGCGATAGTTATACCCGACCAGCATTTTCCGATACATGATGAAAGTGCAGTCAAAGTTGTACTAAAAGCGATAGATTTTGTAAAGCCAGATATATTTATTAATCTGGGTGATGTTGGAGAGTGGAGTTCTGTGTCTGGACATAGATACAAAAGACGCAAACGACCACCACTAGAGTACCAATTGCCAGAAATAGATAAAGAAATTAAAGAGGTCAATAAACAAATTGATAGGTTTGACAAAGCATTAGATAAAGTTAAGTGTAATACTCGACATATTCTTGCTGGTAATCATGACGAATGGCTAGATGCGTTTGTAGAAGAGAATCCATACTTAGACCAGTACACTTTTAGAAATGCGTGTAAATGGGATGAAAGAGGATATGAGTATCGTAAGTACAATGAGGTTTTAACCATTGGTAAATTGTCTTTTATACATGGTGCGTATACAGGACTTAACCACGCTAAAAAACATTTAGATGCTTATGGTACAAATATTATGTATGGGCATGTACACGATGTAGCTAGATACTCAGCTACTAGATTGTTAGATGGAAATATTAGTTCGTGGGCGATGGGTTGTTTAAAAGATATGTCAGCAGAAAACAACACATGGTTAAAAGGCAGACTACATAATTGGAATCATGCTTTTGGAATTGTAACTTTTTTTGACAATGGTAATTTTCAAGTAGAAGTAGTTGACATTGTAGAAGGCAGAGGTTCAGTATGGGGAAAAATAATTAAAGGATAAAGTATGACATATAGAGAATTAATAAATCAAGTGTTGATACGACTAAGAGAAGATACTATAACTAGCGATTGGTCTGGTGCAATAAACGATTCTACTACAGTATCAGCATATCAAAAAGTAATAGGTGCATTAATTAACGACAGTAAAAAAAGTATTGAAGGTTATCATGATTGGTTAAATCTTAGAGAAACAGTTAATGTATCTACAGTAGCAGGTACTAAAAATTATAATTTAAGTTCTGGTCAAGAAATAAAAGTTGTAGATGTTATAAACAATACAACTGGTATTCATCTTAGTCAAGTAAGTAGACAATATATTAACACTGTAAAATACCCTACAGACGATACTGGTGAGCCATTGTACTATGCTTTTAATGGTACAGATACTTCTAATAATCTGAAAATAGATTTGTCGCCTGTGCCTACATCAGTACAAACTTTATCTTTTGATATTGTTAAACCTCAAGATGATTTAACTTTAGCTGCTACAGTATTAAAAATACCAGCTAAACCAGTAATACTCGGAGCATGGGCAAGAGCCATAGCAGAACGTGGTGAAGATGGTGGAACACAATCTAGTCTTATGGCACAAGAAGCTAATGACGCAATCAAGCAAGCAATTATGTTAGATAGTGGAAACACTCAATATGAATCTGATTGGTATATAAAAGAAAATTATTCACATGGAACTGTTAATTTTAGATAATGGCTAAACAACTAGACTATTTACCTTTAGAAAATTTTGGTATTAATGGATTAAATTTACAAAGTAATCCTGCAACATTAGACCAAACATATCTTACAACTGCTGATAATGTAGTTATGAGAGAGTCTGGTAGAATATCTTTTAGAAAAGGTTTAAAACAAAAAGTAGTTCCTACTGGTACAGCTATAGGTTCTATGGTGGAGCATAATGATTCTGGTACTAATAAAATATTTGCTAGTCACGGTACTTCTATTTACACAGTGGATTTTACAACTCCTAATGCTGCCTTTCCTAGTAGTGGTGCTGATGTTAAGCATACCGTTGCTAACAGTACAGGCAATTGGCAGTTTATTAATTTTAATAAAAGATTACATTGTGTACACACAGGAGTAGTACCACAAAGATATGATGGTGCACAAAGTTCTGGCTCAAGATGGGCAGCACATGCAACAGACCCAGCGTCTATAAGTACACTATTTGACCCTAGTTGTGGGTTTGGTGGGTATGGAAAGTTGTGGGTAGGAGGAGTTACAGAAGCTCCAGATGTAGTATTTTACTCAGTTTTGCTTGATGGAGATGATTGGACTGGTACTGGTTCTGGTTTTATTGATTTAAAAACTGTATGGGGTAATGATGAAATAGTAGCATTAGCACCTTTTTATGGACAGCTAGTTATATTTGGTAAGAACAATATTGTTTTGTATGATGGCCCAGAGTCGGGTGGAACATTAGCACTTAATGAAGTTATACGAGGAGTAGGTTGTGTAGCACGAGATAGTGTACAAGCTATTGCTGATGATTTAGTTTTTTTGTCAGAAACAGGATTAAGGTCATTAGCCCGTACAACTGAAAAAGATAAATTACCTTTACAAGATTTATCTTTAGCTATTAAAGATACATTAATAAGAAACATTGCTGTTAGTACAGCAGTTAAATCAGTTTATCTAGAAAACGAAGGCATATATCTTATGACTTTTACTGATAAAAATATAACATATGTATTTGATTTTAAACATAGAACACCAGCAGGAACACCTCGAGTAACAACATGGACATTTGATAATGACCGTGAGCCTTCTGCTATGATACAATCTGTATTATATGCTGGTTTAATAGCAGGACAAAAAGATGGAGGCATAGCAGGATATGAAGGATATTTTGATACTGATTTGGCTTGGGTTAGTTCGGCTGCTAGTTATACTAATTCTCCTATTAATGCTGATGTATCTAGTATATGGATTAGAATGGGGCAAAGCGTTACCTCTGCTTTATTAAAACGAATGATATTAATTTTAGAAGGTGGCTCTGGTGCAACACTAGGTTTGCGTTGGTATAAAGATTATAGTTTAAATTCTTCATCAACAACAAATATATCTTTGCGGCCTGCAACAACTGGTACAACAGCTTTATGGGGAGCGTCTACATCTTTGTATGGTGCTTCAAAGTTTACACCTATTTATGGTTTACAAGAATATACAACACCATTGACAGGTAGTGCTAAACATTTAAAATTAAATTTATCTATTTTAAGTAATGGATATGATACTTCGATTCAAGATTTGGCAATAATTTCAAAACAAGGAAAAATAAGATGAGTAATTATACTTTAGCAGTAAATTGGTCAGGAAAAGATGCTCTCTCAGATAGTGATGCTGCGAAAGTTATATCTGGTTCTGATTTTAATACTGAATTTACAACAGTAAGAACAGCAGTTAATTCTAAAGCTGATTTAAACGGAGATTCTGGCGAAGATTTTGTTATGAATAATGGTACTGCTGCTACACAATCAGCAGGAAACAATACTACTAAAATAGCAACAACAGCTTTTGTTACAACAGCAGTAGCAGCTTTAGACGCAGCAGCTATTAATGCTATTGTTTATCCTGTAGGTTCTATATACACGACAATATCAAGCACTGCCCCTGCTACTCTTTTAGGAATGGGAACTTGGGCAGCATTTGGAGCAGGTAAAGTTCCAGTAGGTATTGACGCAAGTGATACAGACTTTGATACTGCTGAAGAAACAGGTGGTACAAAAACACATACTTTAACAACATCTGAGTTGCCTTCACACACGCATACTTTTAGTTTTACACAGTCACCAAGTACTGCTGGTGCAAATGCACAACAACAGCCTATATCAGCAGATGGTGGCAGTAACACTTCTTTCAATGTTATAGGAACTAAAACTACTGATGCTACAGGAAGTGGCTCGGCACATACAAATGTACAACCATATATCGTAGTGTATATGTGGAAACGCACAGCATAGGAGAATAGAATGGCATATATAGAAGGAACAGGAATTGGTCAAGGCAAAGGTAATTCAAATTTTATGCTTAATGGCTCATATGTAAATGCACCCACATACAATAAAGCCAAGCCAAGAACATTTAAAAAACAAAACACAAGTAGTTTTGACATACCTATTGGTGGTTTAGGTGGTAGGGGTAACAATGTTCAATATGCACAAGAGGACTATGATAGACAAATGGCTCTTATGGATAAGATTGGAGAAATGTCAGCAGGTTATTCTACTGATAATACTCTTGGTACTACTGATATAGACTACGAAAACAAGATGATAACTGAGAAGTTATCACCAGAGTTACAAGCTGAATATGATGCGTTACTTGCTCGTAGTAAATTACAAAGAGAAAGAGCAGCAGCTATGGGTGATGACCCATATGAGATGCAACAGTATCTTTACAATCAAAATCTTGCATTAAAAGTAGATGAGCAAAATGCTTTGCGTGATGATACTATGGCTGCTTTACAAGCTAAAGGAATACTAGGTTCTACTGGTGGACAAGGAATGTATGCAGGTGTTGAAGAATCTATATTAAGGTCTAACGCTATGGACTTTAATGATGCTATGGCACAATCACAAGCTATGTTTGACATGGAAAGAAAACGAGGACAAGAAGATTTAAGTACTGCGGTTGCATTAGGTACAAAACAAATACCATATATTACAGCAGGTACAAATCAAGGAAAAGCAATTGAAATTGGTAATGTTGCAGGTGTAAGTTCTGCTTCAAGAAATATTGCAAATCAACTTGCAGGTCAAGATTATAGTAAGAGAAAAGGTTTATGGGATATGCTAGGTAGTGGTGGTACTGGAGGGGGTGGTGGTGGACTCTTTGGTATGCTAGGTAGTATTTTTGGATAAGGAGTAAAAATGGCAAGTATGTTTAATAATATCTATGATGTTGAACAAGACATTAATAAAATGATGTCTGATACAGCAATAAGTTTTGGCAGATTAGATACAAATGGTTATGGGCCAATGACAGCTAGTACATTTGGTCAAGGCGAAATGTTTGGCAGGGCGTTAGGAAGCATGCTAGGTGGTAAAGACCCTCGTATAGAAGAAGCAGAGTTGCAACAAGAGTTAATGCGTAGACATCCAGACCCTAGAACAAAAGAAGATTTACTTGCTGTAGCTAAAGATGCAGGACTCATGGGTTTACCAGATGTACAAGCAGAAATACTAAAAATTGCAACACAAATGCCAGAACCTAGTCTTGCTAGTGGAGCAGATTTAAAAAGTTTGACTGGTATTTTATCATTAACACAAGGTAGTGATAAGATGGTTGTTGATTATTTAAGAAAATTAAATCCAGAATTTGATAGCCAAAAAGAAGATGCAAAAAATGCTGCAATAAGAGAAGTTCGTGCTGAATTTAATAAAATTATAGGTGGATATGAAACATTCTTAGGGTCAAAACAACTTAAAAAACAAGATATTAATAGCATGATGTTTGACAATACTGGTCGGTTAAAAAACATTAGTATGTTTAAATCATATTTAGGTGCTCTTAGTTTAGATGAAACAGCAAATCCATTTGCAAAACATTTGTTTGATGCGAATACTATTATATTAAGTCAAGGTAGTGATACAGATACAAGTAGTGATGTTGATAGTAATGATTTAAAAATAAAAAAAGTAATTAAAAAAATGCCAGATGATACAACATTTATCGAAAGTTCTTATAATGCTAGTGTTGATGAAGTAGTTGTAGGTAAAAATGATTATAATAATTTATCTAAAAATGCAAAAAAACAAGCTAATTCGAACTACAAAATGGAAATGATGAATAAATTAAATTCTGTTTATGTTGATTTAGCAAATTTTGGTGGTGGTTTTTTAGGTGAAGAAAACATGAGTGCCTCAGATTTAAAACAAGAAAACCAAAATGATGAAATACAAGACTGGATTTCTGGTGGTGTGCCTATGCTTGGTACAGTTTATAGTGAAGGCATGCAATATTTTTTAGATAAACCACCTGAAGAATTAGAAAAATTTATAAAAAATCCAGAATGGTACTATAGAACAGTAATTTTAAAACAACCATTTCGTGTAGATAAAGAACGCAATATGTCAATTGCAGAACCATTTCCTAAAGATACAAGTGGGGAAATAATTTCACTTTGGGGAATATCAAACTAATGGGTCAAAAATATGTTGATGGTATAGGTTTATATACTTATGATGATAAACTGTCTGAGGAAGAAGTACAGGCAAATATAGACTATCGCATAGCAACTACACCTAAATACGCTAAACAAACTTTTGCAACTGGATTTAATGATACACAATCTATGATATATAGATGGTGGCAAAAACTTACAGATGAAGAAAATGAGTATGGCAGATGGATGGAAGGTCAAACAAAAGAGTGGGCACAGAATGTAGGGTATTATGATTCTATTGCTTTAGAAGCATATTATGCAGAAATAGCAAATGCTAGAAATTTAAGTGGTACAGAAAAATCAGACAGAGTTACTAATCGTGAAGTTATAGCTGAATTTCAAGATGATATGCGTAATGCATATGAAAATAATAGTGGTGATGTATCAGCAGTACAACAAAAATATGGATATACGCCAGAAGATATCAGTGTTCTTGATGGTCTTATGGCTATGATGCAAAATCCAGCAGCGTCATTAGGTGCATTAACAGGTATGGCAGTTAAAGACCCAGAGTTATTATTAATTAATTTTTTAAGAATACCTAAGATTGTTGCACAAGGTACAGAAATGGCTAGAAAAACTGTTACTGCTGCAACAAGAATGCAACCACAGTATGTAAAAAAACTAGGTAAAGCCATGACAAATGCTAGAGCAGCTAACATGGTAGGTAGAGGAGCAGAAGGTGCTGTGTATGGTGGCGTGTATGAAGCACTACATGATTTAACTTTTAAAGGTAAGATAAATACAAAAAACATTAAGACTGGTGCGTCTATGGGCTTTTTATTAGGCACAGCATTTGGTGCAATTACACCTACATCCTCTAACAGTTGGTTTGTAGATAGAGTTGGGTCAAAAAACGCAGAAAAAAAATGGAATAGTACTAGACTTAACGAAAGATGGCAACAAGCACAAGAAAGAACTGACCCTAGCAGACCAAAATATGAAACTGCTAGAGTAAATCCTAATAACACACCGCTTAAACCACCTAAGAAACCACCTATTTTTAGACCAGTGCCTAAAGATGCTGAACTGCCAGATGGTTTTACACATAAGAATAGGTATGATTATTGGAAAGACCAAGCATTAAATACTTTCCCAATAAACAAAAGAATTACTGTAGAAACTCTTGATAAGAGAATAGAAAATCTCACTAAACAATTAACTAAAAAGAAAAATCCAGATGGTAGTCCATTGTTTACTGTTGAAGAGGCTGCAGGTTTAGCAGCTAGACATCAAGCAGAAATAGTATTAAGTAAGAAAAAGCCAGAAGTATGGTCTGTAATTATGGACAATGCTCTTACTAATCCACAGAAAAATAGAAAGTGGGGAGAGTTTGAAGAAGGTTTACAGGGCAAAAATAACAAAAGACAGCCAGACTATGAAGCACCTCCTAGAAAAGCAGAAGAGTTTGAAAACATATATGACCCAGTAGATTTAAACGCAACACAAGCTGTTCCTAAAGGCAAACTTGCTAAAGCAGCAGCTATAGGTGCTGTAGCAGGAGCATTAGTTGCTGAAGATGACAAAGAATTAATGGCATTTTTAGGTGCATTATCTTTTGGTGTAGCTAGAGGTACAGTACTTAAAGGCATTAATCCTAGTGTGGCTAAAATGAAATTAGTTGGTCATAAGATAGCTAATGAAGGTAAGAAAGTAGAAGAAGGCATGCAAAAAGGTGCTGCTATGGTTGGTCAGTTAATCCAAAAAATAGCTATGGATGATGCTAAACGACTTGAGTTTCTTACAAATTTAGAAAATTTTAGTAAAACTTATTATGATAAACCGCTTGAAGGTAAATACAAAACACATAAAGAATATATCCTTGCAAAACATGGTGAAGATTATTTAGAAGCTGCAACTGCTTACCATAATACAATGGAAGAATTTTGGAAAATGGGAAATGATGCAGGTGTGTTAGCTGATTACGCACATATTCAAGATTATGTTACGCACATATTTGGCAAAGAGTTATCGCCAGAAAATATGAAACTTTTACGAGATAAATTTCTTGAACTTGCAGACCAACAATCATTTGATTTTAGAAAACAAAGAGCATTATTTGACACAATAGAAAACATTGCTAAAGAAAGAAATATAATAGTTGACCCTGTAAGAATTTTAACTGCATATACTAACTCATTACAAAAAGTATTAGCAGGAAAAGAAATTGTTAAACATTTAAATAAAAGTGGTGTTCAATATGGTGATGAATACTTAGGTCTTGCTGTTAATAAAGCTAACAAAAAACAAGTTGAAATTGCAAAAAGAGAGGGTTATAAAGAAAGTGAAATGCCTTTTCTAAAAGACCAATTATTACATCCGTTGATAAAAACAGCTATAGAAGATTTTTATCAGCCTAGTATTGGAAGTAAAGGATTTGCACACAAAGCGTCTGTATTAAACAATGCTATGAAAAGAGTAGTGTTATCTGGTTCTTTATTCCACGCACAAGCATTATTGCTATCTGGTATATATGCAGGTGGATTAGTACATGCGTTCACTAGCAAAGGTAGAGAAACTAGAAAATTAGTAAGAGAATTTTTAAACAATGAATACGATTTAAATGCAGTTGTATACGACAAAAGTGGCAATGCAATTAAAGTAAGAAACAAAGTAAGTGGAAAGTTTGAAGATTTAAAAGGTAATTATGTACACGCAGAGTTAGTTAGAGAAATAGTAGATGCTAGATTAGGTATCGGATATGCCAAAACAAATGAACTAACTAACGCAGGTTATCGTACAGTTAAAGATTTTTTAGATAAAAGATTACCACCATTAGGTAAAGCACAAGATAAAATTGATAGAATTACATGGGATATAATTCACGACAGGTCTAAAATGTTTGCTTATCTTACTTGGAAAGATAGATTAATGAATCCTAAAAAAAGGATGTTAGATAATTTATTTCTTGGCAGAAAAGATAAGGCTTTAGATGAATTAGAAGCTAGAGAGGTAGCAGCTCAATATGCTAATGATGCTTATGGTGGACAAAACTTTAATAAATTAAGTTTAGACTGGGAAGCATTAGCAATTGAAAATGCTAATAATCCTAAAGGTGTATTTTATAATTGGTTGGCACTAGCAGCTACACCTTCAAGAAAAAATTTATCTAACTGGTTGTTACTATCACCAGACTGGACTATATCAAACATACAAATTGGTTTTAAATGGGCAGGGTATAGTACTAATGCTGTGAAAAAATTATCTAAAGGACAAAAATTAACTGCTAAAGAATATGCAGAAATGAGAATGTACTGGGGTTATACAGCTAGAGCAGCAGTATCTACAACTGCATTAGCATATGTTCTGCATGAAACTTTTAAAGAAGAAGGTAGTGGTGAATTTGACATTCAAGAGTTTTGGAAAACAGGTAGATTAAATTTAGGTAATGGTGAACAAATGGTTGTTTCGAAACAAATTGCAGAGCCCGGTCATTGGGTTATGAATCCTATTCATACATTTATGAACAAGGGTGCGTCACTACCAAAGGCTGCTACAGAAATATTATTTGGTAAACAATGGATATCAGTTAAACATGGAGGCAGTATTACAGGACCAACTTTTGATAGAACAGACCCTAAAGACTGGTTAAACTGGATGTCTAACAAGGCTACACCAATTTCACTGCAGCCATTTAAACAGGCAATTGTAGATGAAGATACCCCTGCAGGGTATAAGATGTTTCAAAAGGCAGCAGGAGGATTTATCGGTTTCCCTCGATATGGTAGACCAGATAAAAAGAAAATAAGAATTTACTAGGAGAAATAAAATGAACCCCAATGAAGAAAGATTAAAAGAGTTGCAAGCAGAAATTGAGCAAAAGAAAGCTGAGATTGCTGCAATAAAAGCTGATGACCAACAAGTTAAAGCTGATGAAATGGCTAGTACTGACCCAACAGCAGAACAAATGGCTCTTCTACAAGGAAGAGGACTAACAGGTAACAGGGATGCTGATGGTAATTTAGTAACAGAACCCGAAGTAGCAAAGCCTTCATTAGAAGAAGTTTTGAATGGATTAAATATTCCTGGTGTTCTTAATATGGACATGCAAGACAGCAAGAAAAAACAAGTTCTAACTGATGCTGCTCTTGGAATAGATATGGATAGAGAAAGTTTAGTTATGTCACCAGAATTTCAAGCTATATTTGGTGATTCCTATAATGATGTAGCAGACCCACTTAAAGTAACAATAAAAAAAGGGCCAACAGATGAAGAGATTGATGAAGCTGCTGATAAAAAAATACAAGAAACTATGTATGATATAGATGGCAATTATCGTAAAGATGAAAAGTCAAACAGGATGCGTGACATGGGAAATCCAGAGCAAGATAGAAGAAGTTCTATGGTTGATGATATGGATGACCGTTCTATGGGATTCAAAGCTGATGATGGTGGTAACATGAGTGTTGATGAGAAGGATGACTTCTGGAAAACACAAGAAGGGTATAATAAAGCTATGGAAATGTATGGTAGTAAACCTGCATTTGTTCCAGACGAGCCAACAATGGTGTTTAATCCAACAACACAAGAGTATGAAGAAATCAAAGATGAAGATAAAGAAGAGTTTGTTGATTTTGCTCAGCCTCGTATGTCTGCTGACCTTAAAGCCTTGCTTGGGTGATATGACTGCTGATGAAATAAGAGCCTCGTTAAAGAGAGCAGGGTTTGAAGATGATGAAATCCCTGCTTTACTAGGCAACATAGATGTAGAAACTGGTGGGAGTTTTGACTTTCGCCAGATAGAAGATACTACGAAAGAACAAAAAGGCTATGGTTTATTTCAGTTTACTGGTGGACACCTTACATCTTACCTTGATTACTTAGAAGATACTCAGCAAGAAGATAGTGCTGATGCTCAGACTAGATTTGTATTTGCTAATATCTATGACAAAGAACCACCTCATGTTATAGGTGCAGGGAATCAAAGAAAAATACAAGAGGCATTTGATGATGGAAACTTTAGTGAAAAGTCTGATGTCTTTGCTAGGTGGTATGAACGCTTTGAAGGTTCAGAAGATGACGATACTATAGTTCCTAGTATGTTTCGTGGGCGTTGGTATGACAAATACCTAGATAAATTTGATAGATTTATCGATGATAGTCAAGCCCCATCATACAATGAAAGAATAAAGAGGGCTAGAAAGTACGATTAGTTACCTGTTTGTCGGCACAAGTACAGGTAAACTTGCCAAAAAAGGGTATAACCACCTTCGCCTTGTTGATTGTACATACCCACATCAACTGTAGTTTTAACTTGCACTAACACCTCATGAATAATGGAGGGAGTGATAGTGCTCAAGGATGTACTCCCTGTAAGGATTACCCCTCCTAAATTAGGTAACTGGTAATCTTAATTTATCTCTATCTAAATTTGCTACGGATAGTTCACCGTTTAAAGCAAATATCTTTAGCAAAGACGAGCGACTAATTCCATATCGTTCTGCTTTAGCGTCTATAAATTTCAAATCACGCTTGTTAATCTTAATATTAATTTGTTCTGTCGCTTCGTTCATAACTTTTCTCAATCAAATAAAGCGTATTATATACCAGTAAATAGAATCTATTTAAAGTTTACACACACCATCTTCGCAATCATCGTCTGCTGGTGCTGATACAATATACTCGTTTTTATTTAGTTTAGGAATTGGTGTTTTAGATGATTTAGTTAGTAGGTTTCCGTGTTGGTATTGTTCAATTAGATTATCATAGGTTCGTATCTCGCACCTCTTATAGTATATTTGATAAGCCTCTTCAAACCTAAGACTTAATACTTTCGCCCTGTGTGCGTAATCTGTAGCCAATGCGTCACATAATTCTAACCTCGTCATTTTGTTCTAACTCCTTTTGTTTGTAAAGTATGTAGCCTTCATTGCTATATATTTTTCTAGCAAATATCTCTACTACTTGTCTGTCATCTATAAAAAAAACACCATTCAAAGAATCTAATATTGCTTTGATGTAGTTATCAATGTCTGAATTGTTACTACAGTATGTGTTGTTTAACTCTTGCTTCTTTTTCTTAGACCAAGACACTGGTATCTTAATCATAAAATCTATTTCAACACGGACTAGCTTTTCAGAGAGAGTCGTATTCAACTCACTGGTTAGTGCTTCCATGTCTTGTTTAAACTTAGTGTACTTCTTTGGATAATAAGTAGACCATCTGCTGACTCTTGGTCTACTGGCTGGTACTGGATTTATTTCAAATCTCTGAGTACAAATCATATCTTAAAGACTCTAGTTTGTCTATAGTAATAGACAATAAAAATCTTACTTCCATATCTCTAGGTTCGTCTTGCTCTCTCGCTACTTCTAAAGCGTCTTGAATGTTGGTTCTAATTTCATCAAGTAATGCTTCATGCTGATGTATACTCATTGTAAACTGCTATTTTATAATCACTGTTGTGAGGTAACTTGATGCCCCACTCACCCGAAAACATTTCAATCTCGCAAATGTAATCTATAAATTCATCAATGTTTAGTTTTCTAGTTGATGGTATTTGAGAAATCTTCTTGCCTTTCTTAGTTGTAAATTCTATTTTAGGTAGAAATTTATCTGCCAATATTAAATGCATTTCATCTTTGGAGTAACCTACCTCTTGAGAAAGGATGCCTACCCAGTAGAAATACAATCTGTTTTGTGCGTCTGAACGACTAGATTTTTGTATAGTGACTACTGCTTCTTTAGCAGTTGGATTTTCTAAAAAGTAATCTTGGACTAAACTTTTAAATGCAGCTTGTTTTGGTTGGTCTTTTTGTATAACTTTACTAATCATTATAGCATACTGTCAATCTGTAGTTGGATATATTGCATAGCTTTTCTTAGGTCTTGTATCTGACCCTCGCCCTCATGCTTATACTGATACCTCGCAAGATATTTAACTGCGTTCCCAATACAGAAGTTCATGTCTTGAGAAATGATAAAGTCGATAGGCTCTATCTCGCCTTTAGTATAATGCGAGGGGTTAGTTATAGTATCGTGTATCTTGTCTTTAGCCACCGACCCAGCCAAGCAACAAGCCCACAATAACAATAGCTAAAAAAACCGTAAGGCTTTTATCAGCTAATACTTTCTCAATCATTTCTTTCATATCTTACTCCTAATATTAAAAATGGGTATAGACTTCAAAGTTGTAAGCACTAAATGAAGATAGAAAAAACTATACCCAGAAGTATTATAACTTAATTAAATTACTTAGTATTAATAATTTTTGTGTTTTAAATACTGCTCGTGCTACCTGCAGTTCAAGCCACTCTCTTTCTATAGGTGGGTCTAACTGTCGTCTGCCATCTATAATGTCATGACAATTACAACAGGCATACATGCCAAACAGGTCTGATTGTTTAGTTCCCATGCCTCCACCGTTCATGTGTGCGTAAACTACGGTTTCATTTTCGGGCATACAGCCCTCTAATCTTACTTGGCAAGGCTTACCCCTTGCTGATTGTTGTATTTTAGTGGTCATAAATGTTTAACTCCTCGTCTGAAAATCTTGAATACTCACCTTGAAATCTACATTTAACCCAACCAATCTGCCCCATTCTATTCTTGGCAACAATGATTTCAGCTAAACCTCTATCATCTGACTCTTCTTTATTGTAATACTCATCACGGTACACCATAATAATACAGTCTGCGTCTTGCTCAATTTCACCAGAAGAGCGTAGGTCACTCATAAGAGGGCGTTTGTTTTCTCTCTGCTCTACCCCCCTACTTAATTGTGATAGTAAAACTATGGGTATGTCTAGTTCCTTAGAAAGATATTTTAGTTCACGAGTTATGCTACCTAGTTCTGATATCTCTCTGCCTTTATCGTACTTCATAATCTGTAAGTAGTCAATTACTATAAAGTCTAGACCAACCTTGCCATCCATCTGTCTAGCTTTAGCAACTATATCTTTAACTGCAACCCCACCTCTATCTAATATAGTCATGTGTTGCTCTTGTTTTTTAGCTAATGCACCAAAGAATCTATCGTTTTCTGCTTCTGTTAGTTGATTACTATCTACCTTGTTCAGATTAATAAGCGTGTCACTGGCTACCATCTTCATCATGAGTTGTACCTGTTGCATCTCAAGTGAGTAGAACAAAACATTCTTGGTCTTACTAATGTTGTCTGCTATGTTAAGTGCTAGTGTACTCTTACCCATGCTTGGTCTGCCTGCTAGAACAGTTAGTGTACCCCCTCTCATTCCCCCGAGAAGTGAGTCAATAGAATCAAAGCCAGTTGATAAACCTGTGCCATTTGTGTGCATGTCATGTATGTAGTCAACAGTCTTACTGATTACATTATCCATTGAACCCTCTTCATCATCTGCTAGTTGCATCTCAAGGTTTTGAATATTTGTTACTGTTGTTTGATAGTTATCGTAATCAATTTTAATTTTTAGATTTTCAATATCATTATTGATTCTTGTGTTACGAATATGATTTGCATAAGTTGCTATGTTAGCTACACCAACACACTCTTCCATCATGGTACATAAGTATGGAAAGCTAGTCCACTCACCACTATGGTCGCCACCTATATCAATCCAGTTTCTTAAATGTAGTGGGTCGATATGTTCTTCTTCCTCTTGCATCTCACGCATGTATTTAAATAACAAACCTAAGTTTGTCATACTAAAATCTTTATCACTAAGCCCTGTCATGTTGACCTGTGTTAATACTGTTGAGTCTAAGAGTATTCCTCCTAGTACTTGACGCTCTGCATCGATTGATGTTTTCATGATTTCCTCCAGTCGTGTTGTTGTCCGTATGGGTTAGTCTGTTTGACTGGTTCGTCTGCAAACATTTCCCATCTTCTTTGGTTAATAAAAGTTTGTAAGTGTGGGATGTATCTAACATCCTCACCTTTATAATAACTGTTGTCATAAAGTTCTTGTATTACTTTCTTCCAGTCTTTATGTTTGAGTAAGTTATTTAGTTCAGTATCAAGCCCACGCTTTTTACCTTTGTAAGCTACTCTAAACGCTTCAAACATATTCCGTTCTTGTTCTGTTGGTTTTGCTTTTGTGTCTGTTGCGAGTTCTTCTGTGTGTCCACAACTAGGGCATGTATATTCCATATCAGTTACTCCTGTTCGTTGTATGTGCCACATTAACCTTCTAAGTTTTCTGTTCATATTGATTTTAATGCTAGGTTCATCATCTCTCTAGCAGTATCTTCTTCTGATTTAGTTAATATAGTTCTTGGTCTTGTTGTTATAGGTCTGCTAAATATAATCTCTGGATTAGTAGACTTGTTTAATCTACCTCTCATCATATGAGTTGAGATATCTTTGCGTTTCCACTTAGCATTCATTTTGTTTTGGGCTTGTTCTATTGTCCATTGTGTGCCATCATCAAGGGTATAGACTCGCAACGCTCTACCTCTAGCGTCACGAGTTGTAGCCTTCTTACTTACCACGGCAAATCGTCATCATCTGCATGTGTCGTAGCAACAACTGGCTCTTCAACCATTGGCTGATTGTCCTTTAGCTTGACACTGAATGTAAGTTCTGGTGCTTTAGGATTACTGTTCTTATCCTTTGCCCATGCTGATACCCAGTATTCTTTGCCCTCAACATTCATCGTACCTGTTAAGTGTGGGTGTCTATCTGTTTCTCTCTTTGCATTTTTCCAAATGCTACCACGATTGGTATTGTCGTACTCTGCCATAATTCCTCCTATGACTGTTGATTAAAATAACTATTATACACTAAGATTGTTGAAACAATTTATAAATTTGACGCTCTCTTTTTGGAGGTATCGCCTCTCTACCATTAACCCATCTTGACAATACTGATTTATTAATTTTTAATTTCTTAGCAACAGTTGTATATGGAATACCTTTTTGTTTATTTGTTTTAAGTAAATTAATTATGGGTGAATCTTTATTTATTATTTGCAACTTAGCTTTGAGTTCTTTCCTTTCAAATTCCTCAATCCTTTTTTGTAGATTTAAAATTGTATCGTCATTCCAAATGTATTCTAATTTTTGTTCATAACGCTGACATTTTCTTTGAAGTCTATGTATTTCATCTACCAAATAATCTTTAGTAAACTTAACCATATCTTCTTTATCATGTATGTGTTCATGTCTTGGCATATTCTTTACTCCTCCATGTATGGTGTAGTACTGATTTGAATACAAGCACCATTGAAACAAACAGTATCTATATCCTCTAATGTGCCGAGTTCGTAATGAAATATTTTAATTCTATCTGCATTAATTTCAATCAATCTAAGTACATCTGATAGTGGCAAGTTGTTTGCCAAACCTATAAAGCTATCTTCAATTTCTTCATCAATAGTTTTTTTCTTAGCCATTATGTTTCCCCTACAAAAATGTATTCACCAACAGTACATGACTCACCGAATTGATTCTTAACTTTCTTATCTCTTGTTAGGATATCAATTCCTTTTTTTCTTAACTCATGTATGACTGCTGACAAACGATAGACTCCGCATTTGTTCCATGAATCCAAAGCATTAATCTTTCCATGCATAAAGTATTCATCGTTAACATCTTGGACTACATTTGATTTAGAGTATTCAAGTACTCTTTCTTGTTGCTTAGAAAGTTTCATTCTTCTTGCCCTCCCAATAATTTTTCATTACTCTTTTACCTGTTTCACTTTTGTGTGTGAATTTGTCATCAGTTAACTTCAACCACTTATGAACCTCACGCCATGTGTGTGATTCTAACATGGTGCAGTCTTGCAGTTTAAGTTCTGAGTATTCTAGTAAAAAACCTAGTGCAAAATTTGCGTTAGCTTTACGATTTTTCTTTTCTCTTGTCATCATTATTATTCTCCAAATAGTTGTATGTGTTTGTCTTGTACTTGGGTGTGACCGTTATCTTATGCCCACTCCCAAATTTGCGTAGCCTTTTCTATATCTTTATTTTTCTGTGCTTCGACTAACGCTTCCATTGCTTTGTTTATTTCTTGATTGCGTTTCTGTGTTGCTGTTAATTTCTTACTCGCTGACTGTCCATCATCATCTTCTGTTTCTAAACCAAACATAGAGATGAGGGCGTAGCGTCTTGCATATGTAATTGCTGACCCTAGCTTTTGCATGTCTGCACTAGGTAACAAGAGTCTAACTTCCGAGTCAATGAATTGCTCGTTGTTATCTTGAAGTGTTAACCTTGTGTAAAGTACATCCTTGCCATCAATTACTTTAGGGCATTGAGTGAATACAATCCCTAACGATTCGCAAACTGGTGTGATAGTTTCAATCACGTTGTTAATGTCTGCGTAATTAGATTTAAAGAAAGGGTTCTTTGCATTCTTACTGACTGCACCAATCATCCCCCTTGCCTGTAATATTACTGAGTATATATTTCTGTCTTTCATCTTGCCTCCTTTGGCTTTGTTAAAATTGCTTAAAGGTATAGGGTGGACTTGAACCACCGACTCAGTACTTCTGTGTGTATACCCACTTCATACTGTATTCATTACCTAGTAGCAGGCTGGTTTGCATGAGAAATATCTTCCTCCCCTCCCCACTAGCTGAACTACTATACCTTTAAACAATCTTTAATAATTATTATACACTTTCTTTACTGACTTGGGAATATTTTTTTCCTTTCTGTAATATTCCTTTGCCATCTTATGTACCATCTTGACTGCGTACATCATCTGTCTTGGTGTGTCGTACTGTTCTAAGTGTATGACTGGCGTATCATTTGCTATCTTCCTTACTCTGATTGGGTGCTCGTAGTATACAACATGTGTCCACTTGCTACCCTTGTTAATCTGTAAGGCACAACGCCAACCCTCTTTTGTGTGGTGATTAATTACTTTGTACATTATTACTCCTTAGTCTTTTCCGTTGTCTTGTTGTTAAGTTTTTGGTATGTTGCCAGTTACCCTTGTAATTAACTTTATCTTTCAAAGGTAGCTGACAAGCATTTTGTTTTCTATTAAGTTTCTTACTCATTATAGCCTTCTCTTTTTGCATTGCGTACAGTGTAGCATACTTCTATACATCTGTCAACTAACAAAAAAAACATTTAACAAATTCATGGCGACAATTTTCTGAACACCATAAACCTTGTTCAACCTTAATAGCTGGTCTATCACAATTCAAACAAGTTGGATTCTGTTCGGTGGGTAACTCAGTCCATGCAGTTACCCCAGCCCTCCGTTCTCTTTCTTCTTCATAGATTGCATCAGCTTGAAATTCATTCATAAGAAATCACTCCAACTCATACCAGCATCACGCCATGCGTCTTGCTCTGGCTCTTCATCTCTTCTCAATTCATCACGCATCAAATCGTCTTGCTCTTTTTGAAATTCTTTTTTATTTAATTCGGCAAGTTCTCTTTGGTCTGCGTCTTGCATTGACTCCCAATTACTAGCCAACAATTTTTGCTTGGCTAGTTCCGTTGTGTCTTTCATAAAATTAAATGAGTTCATAATATTCCCTCGCTTTGCATTGTTGAATAAATTTCCATGAAACTTTTAATACCTGTTTCATTCTCTGTCATTACATCCAGACTTAGCTGGTGCAAATCTGGGTGAGCGTCTGACCATGATTCAAACTCAGTGCCTCCAAACTCGAACCAAATATCTGTTGCCTCTATAACTGCGTCTTTCATATTAATCATTTGACTTGCTCCTTAAAATTAAAATTATTTTTTTGTGTAACTGGTGTTATTATAACACAGGTAAATAATAAAAGTAAAGAGATTTTATATATTTATTTATGTTTCCTCAGAAGAAACTTTTGTTTACTGAGAGTATCAATTCAACGAACGCCCTCCTACCTATAGCATTGCATGGCTAAAAATAAACAGGGCTAGAATCAAGGCTAAGATACCTTAGAATTAATTAAACTTTTTTTACTTTATTTTAAAGAAAAGTGTTGACAATATATATACCTTGATATATAATGTACCCAGTAACAAAGAAAAAAACAACTATAACTATATAAGGAAATAAAATGAAAAAAGCAAACACAATTATTCAATTCAAATTTAAAGATGTTCACGCAATGTTCACAGCTAGAAAAATATTAGTAGCAAGTTTCCATTTTTTAGATGACGCATATAATACTGAAACAGTAGAAACAACTCTTGACCATGACGTCAATATGTTTTTCGTTACTCTTTCAATAAATTTTTCTGAGTCATCAGATACACACAAACTTGAAAGCTGTGTTGAATTATTCAATGAGTTAGATTTATTCCTAGAGGAAGATGAAGAAAGTTAAACGATAATCATTCGCATTAAGTACCCGACCAAAACAGTCGGGTATTTTTTCGCCTGTCTTTCAGTCCTCGCACCAATTGCTTTTCACTTTGGCAGATGGCTCTTGCTCTTGCTCTTGCCTTTGCTCTTAGCATAACCGAGCGATGAGCGAGTCCTTACTTAGCCCGAACTTGTGAGGGCAAAAATTTTTTGAAGGATTCGCCTAAGAGTCGGCTCAGCTCATGGCTAGAATAACCCTAGAATAACTTGAGTTGTTTTTGGACTCCGTTATTGCCAGTCTTATTGCCAGCCATTCGCTATGTCAAAAGCGTGAAGGTCAAGCCTTGTCGGCTTGGTAAATGCAAAGCGTGGTCAAGCCTAGTCGGCTTGGTCTATGCTCTTAATGTTTCAAAGAACAGAAACAACCGAGCGAAAGGCAAAGAGCAATCGGCAATGAAAAAGCTAGGGCGAAAATTTCATGACAGCACCTATTTTTTTTTTGAAATTAATTAATTATTCTCTTGACAAATGGTGTAGAAGTGTTATAATATACTCAGTAACAAAACAAAAAAACTATTAACTAACGAGGATATTATGATTACTTCAGAACTACAAAATAAAGTCACACAAAATGTCATTGCTCAAATGGAAACACATGGAACTAACTGGCTCAAGTCATGGGTGGGCGATTCAAGAATGCCAATTAATTGTGAAACAAAAAAATCATATAGTGGAATAAATTTATTTATTCTGCTTGGTGAAGAAATGACTTCTCACGAGTGGGGAACTTATAAAGCATGGTCAAGAGTTGGCAAGCAAATCCGCAAAGGTGAGAAAGCTACAACGATTGTTTTTTTCAAATCGCTTGAGCATAAAACAGATGTTGACACACAAGGCAACCCTTTAAAAATTCCAATGATGAAATGTTATTATGTTTTCAATGAGTCACAGACTCAAGACTACGAAGTCGCACCAGTTGTAGGCGGTTCAGACTTCTCGCATGTCTTAGCTGATGAGTGGATTCAGAACACAGGGGCAAAGATTGAACACCTCCACGCAAGAGCATTTTATAATCCGAACTCAGACCATATAAACATGCCACCAATGAAAACATTTTTTGCAACTGATGACGCAAACGCTGAGCAAAATTATTATGGAACTTTGTTTCACGAGTTAACTCACTGGACTGGTCACGCGTCAAGATGTGACAGAAATCTTAAGGGCAAGAGTGATAAAAAAAGTTATGCGTTCGAGGAACTTGTTGCGGAACTGGGTGCATGTTTTCAGTCAGTCCATTTCGGAATTGAGCCAGTTGAAGTGAATGCCGACCATGCAAAATATTTAAACTCATGGATGCAAGCACTGAAAGACGATAACAAATTTATTTTTCAAGCGTCAGCAAAAGCAAACAAAGCAATTGGTTTTTTAAATCAATTGCAAGATACACAGAAAGTCGCTTGACTAGATAGGGGTTTATCTGCTAAAATCAACGCTTAGCAGTTAAGCCCCAACAGCATAGAATTAGATATCTAGTAATTGCATTCTAATTTTCACGCTCTTTTCATTGGTGATAATCTTTTAGAAAAATAGTATATCCCTCTCTCTTACACTCGGACTTGGCTTTGCGAGCAAAGAACGCTATCGCTCCAAGAATAAATGTATAACTAAGTACCAATGCCTTGCATTGGCTTAGTTATAAGAGCATCAAAGGTGCAGCATAGCTGCAATCTTTGGCCTACAAAAAGCATTACATGCTTTTTGCTAAGAGCAGCATGGGGCAGGGGCCCCATGTACCGAGCAGTACATATATAAACCCTCCTAATCACAAAAAACAGGATTTGAAAAAAGAATGATAATCATTATCATTACTGTGTTATAATACCCACAAGACAACTCTAATCTGAGCCTTATGGCAGAACCTAAGAAAAAACGAGGAAACCCTAATCTTCATAAAGGTATGAAATCACTTAACGGTGATGGTAGACCAAAGGGTTCTGTAAACAAGTTTACTGCTTTGGCACGAGAGTTAATGTCAAACAAATCTCCAGAGATAGTAGAAAAGGTTATAGAAAAAGCTATGGAAGGGGATGTACATTGCCTTAAAATGTGTCTGGATAGAATCCTCCCTGTTCACAAAGCTGTAGACTCTACACGCACTAAGGCTGATGCCCAAGTGATAATTAATGTTTCCTCTCTGGATAACATTCAACAAAAACTTGATGTGACTCCAGAGGGTGAACTTATCGAGCCAATAGAAAAAACCGATGATGAGGTTATTGTTAATATAGACTCAACACCAATGGCAGAAAAGTTTGGCTGAATTAGACATTAATTTACACCCTGCTCAACTGCAGATATTCCAATCGAATAAAAGGTTTAAGATAGTCGCTGCTGGAAGGCGATTTGGAAAGTCCTACCTATCTGCTTGGTTATTATTAATAAACGCTATACAGTCCGAATCTAAGGATGTATTTTATATAGCACCTACCTTTCAACAAGCTAAAGACATTATGTGGGCTATGCTGAAAGAACTAGGAAGAGATTTAATAATACAAGCATACGAGAACACCGCAGTTCTTACTCTGATAAATGGTAGGAAAATCTATTTAAAGGGAAGTGATAGACCAGAAACCTTGAGGGGCGTGGGGCTTTCTTATGTCGTGCTAGACGAATATGCGTCTATGAAACCTATTGTATGGGAACAGATTATACGACCAACACTTGCTGATGTAAAAGGTAGAGCCTTATTTATAGGTACACCTGCTGGTAAAAATCATTTCTTTGATTTGTATCAAGACGCACTAGAAGATGAGGAAAACTGGGATGCGTTCCAATTTACCTCTGTTGATAATCCTTTCTTACCTCAAGAAGAAATAGAAGCTGCGAGTAAGTCAATGTCGTCTATGTCTTTTAGGCAAGAGTTTGAAGCGTCATTTGAAACCTTTAGTGGTGGAATATTTAAAGAAGATTGGTTTAAAGAGGATGACGAACCAGATGAAGGTAGTTACTGTATAGCAGTTGACCCAGCAGGTTACGAGGATAGTGAGAAAGAACGCAATCTTAAACGCTCTCGACTAGATGAAACCTCTATTGCTGTAGTAAAGATAGACCGTGATAAGTGGTGGGTTAAAGATATCATACATGGTCGTTGGAACATTAAAGAAACAGCTAAAAAAATTCTTGGTGCTGCGATTAGGGTTGAATGTAACTCTATAGGTATAGAAACTGGAGCATTGCGTAATGCTATATTACCTTATTTGGAAGATGAAATGAGGACAGAAAACAAGTGGCTGTCGCTCGTAGAGTTGCGTCACGGTGGTAAAAAGAAAATAGATAGAATAACATGGTCGCTACAAGGTAGAATGGAACATGGTCAAATAACATTTAATCCAGATAAAGACTGGAGGGCGTTCAAAAACCAAATGTTAGATTTTCCAAACAAGATGGCACATGACGATTTACTCGACTCGTTAGCGTATATAGACCAAGTGAGCGTAAGTGACTTCGCCCACACAATCGAACTAGAGGAAGAATGGAGTCCAGTAGATGATATTGCAGGATATTGAAGATTTGAACGATAAAGATTATGAAGATGTATTAGAATTTAGTGCTGACCCGACTACTTTAAAAATAAGGTATGTCGCAGCGTTGTCTATTATTGCAAATTTTGCTAATGACATAGACCCTACTTTAATACCCGATGATGAAAAAGTAGACTTATCTATATGTAAGATGATTATGGATGGTCATATTGAAATAGAAGAACTCAGTGATAGCGTACACTAAAACTGTGTTTTGTGTTATAATCGCAACAATTTCTTAGGAATACATTTTTATGCTTGACAAGAAAGAACTACAATACCAAGCCCTAGCTAGTTGGTTAATGTATAGATTAGATGGGTGGCGTAATCATCGTTCTCAAAACTATACTGCCAAGTGGGATGAATACTATCGTATCTGGCGAGGTATCTGGGATTCTTCTGACCGTACAAGAACATCAGAACGCTCAAGAATTATTGCACCTGCTACACAACAAGCTGTAGAATCATCTGTTGCCGAACTCGAGGAAGCAACATTTGGCAGGGGAAAATGGTTCGATATACAAGATGACATGCTTGACCAAGACAATAGTGAAGCAGAATACATAAGAAATCTATTACAAGAAGATTTAGAAAAAACTGGCTGTAAAGATGCAATTGCAGAAGTATTTTTAAACGCTGCAATCTACGGAACAGGTATTGCAAAAATTGTTGTTAATCAAAGTATAGAAAGAGCACCATCAGAACAGCCTGTTGAAGGTTCAATGACTGGTATGCGTGGTATTACTGAGTACTCATCTATTGATGTTAAAGTAGAACCTATATCACCACACGAATTTTTGTTTGACCCTGCTGCAAATACAATTGATGAAGCATTAGGTGTCGCCCACGAAGTAATTAAACCTAGATATCATGTAGTTGAGGGGATTCAATCAGGCATATACCGTGATGTACCCCTAGATGGTGATTACGATACTGCAAAATTAGGGTTTGATGGAGAAATAAAACAAGCAGATGAGTCTGATTCTGTCAAAATAACAGAGTATTGGGGTTTAGTACCTAAAAGATTCTTAAAGAAAAGTGCTGATAAGGATGACTTTGAATATACAAAGAAAGATGAGTTAGTAGAGGCTGTAGTAACTATATGTAATGATGAGTACATCTTGCGTGTAGAAGAAAATGCCTTTATGATGAAGGATAGACCCTTTGTTGCGTACCAACATGACATTATTCCTAACCGTTTTTGGGGTAGAGGGGTAGTTGAAAAAGGATATAACGCACAAAAAGCACTTGATGCAGAGATGAGGGCAAGAATTGACTCTATGGCACTGCGTAACACTATGATGATGGCTGCAGATGCTACTCGTTTACCTCGTGGAAGTAAATTTGAGGTTAGGGCAGGTAAGACTGTACTAACTAATGGTAACCCTAGAGATGCAATCATGCCATTAGACATGGGTCAAATGGATGCAAGTACATTTAACCAAGTATCTAGTCTACAAAACATGATTCAAATGGGTACTGGTAGTGCTGATATGTCTATGCCACAACAAGAAACTGCAAGTGGTATGTCAATGATGCAGTCAGCGTCTATCAAGCGTCAGAAACGCACCTTGATGAATTTCCAGAACACATTTCTTATACCAATGATTAACAAAGCTATGTATCGTAAGATACAGTTTGATGTTGATAGATACCCTGTAACTGATTATAAGTTTATACCTTATTCTACTATGGGTATTATGGCAAAAGAGTTAGAAATGCAACAGATGGTGCAAATGTTACAGTCTATACCTGCTGATTCACCTGCATTTAATGTAATATTGCTCGCTATGTTCCAAAATTCTAGTATACATAACCGTGACCAGATTGTATTTGGACTACAGCAAGGGCTACAAACAGACCCACAGATGCAACAAATGCAAGATATGGCTACTCAGTTACAAATGCAACAAGCACAAGCTACGATACAAAAGACAACAGCAGAAGCAGCAGAAGAAAACGCTAAAGCACTTAAACATCAAGCAGAAGCAGCAGCATTAGTACCAACTGAAATAGATGCACAAGCTAAAGCTATTAGATTGCAAAGAGAAGCTATGGGAATAGAAAAAGACAAGGTAGATATGGCAAATACAATTTCTGAAACAGCTAGAAATCTACCAGAAGTAGAACATTTAAAATCTGAAACAATTTTGAACCTTGCTAGAGCAAAACAAGCAGGTAAAAAATCAGATATAAGTACACGAATACAATAAACTATGCCTAAAACAGATGAGCAGTTTTTTATAGACAGAATGTCTATGATGGAACATGAAGGCTGGTTAGATTTAAAAGAAGATATATCAAATTTAGAATCTAATATTACTAATGTAGATAATATTAATTCTGAGCAAGACCTTTGGGCAGTCAAGGGTCAGTTGCGAGTTATAAACTTTATATTAAGTTTAGAAACAGCAACTACAATAGCGTTGGAAGAACTCCAAGATGGAAATCCAACATAGTTAAACTTCATAACCCCACGAGGGCGGAGAAAAAATGAGTATAGTAGTAAATGGCACACCAGAAACAGGAGAACCTGTACAAGAAACGCAGGTAGAACAAGTAATTGAGGCAGAAGCAGTAGCAGAACCAGAAGGTAATGTAGTTGAAGAAACCCCAGAAGTTGAAATACCAGCAAAGTATGCAGGAAAAACTCTCGAAGAGGTAATTGAAATGCATCAGAACGCTGAACAGGCGTTTGGTAAACAAGGAACGGAAGTTGGTGAACAACGAAAGTTAATCCAAAGTTTACTTGAAGCACAAAACAAAGCACAAACTACTATAGAAGAGCCACAAGAAGAGGAATATAGTTTTGAAGATGCTTTTTATACTGACCCTGCGAAAGCAGTTAATGCAGCTATAGAAAAACATCCAGATGTACTCAAAGCTAGAAAACAAATGGCACAACAAGAACAACAAGCTAAACTTGGTGTACTTGAAAAAGCATATCCAGACTGGGAAACTCGAGTCGCAGACAAGAATTTTCAAGAATGGGTAGGTGCTAGTGAAATAAGGAAAGATATTTTCCGTAAAGCTGATACACAATTTAGACCAGACTTTGCTATTGAACTTTTTGATATGTACGATAAAATAAATATGGTACAAAAAACACAAGAAGTTAAAAAGAAAGAAAAGGCTAAAGTTGATAAAGCATTACGACAAACTGTATCTGAAACTCGTTCCACACAATCTGTCGGTGGCAAGAAAATGTATCGTAGGTCTGATTTAATTAACCTACAGATAACAGACCCCAACCGTTATGCGTCACTTGCTGATGAAATTCAAGAAGCGTATGCAGAAGGAAGGGTTAAATAATCATTTAATGGAGAAGTAAAATGGCTTTAGGTTCAAACCAAGTAACGACTACTATCGCCAACAACTTCATCCCCGAACTATGGAGCGATGAAGTTATTGGTGCGTATAAGTCAAATTTAGTGGTTGCTAATTTAGTAACTAAACTATCTCATAAAGGAAAGAAGGGGGATACTATATATATACCAGTACCCGCTAGAGGTAGTGCAAGTGCAAAAGCAGCAAACACACAAGTAACATTATCAGCAGCAACTAATACTGCTGTAACAGTATCTATCAATAAGCATTATGAGTATTCAAAGCTAATTGAAGATATTGCAGAGGTGCAAAGTTTAGCAAGTATGCGAAAGTTCTACACGGACGATGCTGGCTACGCGCTCGCGAAGCAAGTCGATACTGACTTGTTTGCTTTATCTGAAGGTTTTCAAGGTGGAACAGTAGGTGGAGCAGATGCAGCTTCTTACGAGAAAGCTGTTAAAGGTAGTGATGGTACTACTCTTTACACAGGTAACTCATCTAACGCTGCCGACATCACAGATGCTGGTATTCGTAGAATGATTCTTACACTTGATGATGCAGATGTACCAATGGACAGTCGTGTAATGGTTGTACCACCTATCTGTGCTAATGACATGCTAGGAATCAACAGATTCACAGAGCAGCAGTTCATTGGTTCTGGTGATGCTATCCGTACAGGCAAGATTGGTCAAATCTACGGTGTTGATGTGTTTATTTCTAGTAACTGCCCTACAGCTTCAGGTAACTCTGGCGCTGATAGAGTGGGTACTTTGATGCACAAAGATGCTCTAGTTCTAGCCGAGCAAGTTGGTGTACGCTCACAAACACAGTACAAGCAGGAATATCTTGGTGACTTGTTCACTTCAGATACTATTTATGGAGTTGCAGAACTTCGTAACGATGCTGGTGTTGCGTTTGTTGTACCAGGAACTTAATAGTTAATTAAGTTGTAGCCCCCTTTAACGAGGGGGTTATTCTGAATTAATTAGGAGTTGTTATGCCTTTTTACGATTTTAAATGTAAAGAAAACCATGTAACAGAAGAAAACATATCGTACACAGATATGCAAAAAGGAATTAAGTGTTCTAAATGTGGTCAACACGCAGAAAGAATATATTCAATTAACTCTTTGCGACCTAGTTTTGGGTATGAAAGCACTAGGTGGACTCAAAGAGAAAAGAAAAGACTAAGCAAGGATAAATTTAATGGACATATTTAACGATACATCTAATACATTAGAACTAGAAAGGTTTAAAGCTAAGATTAGAGAAATCTGGGCAAGGATGTTAGATGAAAGCTATGACCAAATACATGATGAAGAAGATGAAGATTGCCCATCAAAAGAAGAGTTTATGTTAATGAACGCTTTAAAATTTGCTGATGAGCCACAAGAAGAAACTGAAATTGATTCACTTATGAATATGCTTGATGGTCTTATGGATGAAGATGAAGAGTTAGAAAGTGTACAATCAGAAAGTAAAGCACCTAAATACGGTAGTAGTACTTTAAAATCAAATAACGAACAAGGAAAGAAAGAAGCAGGTACATATGAATATAAACACACAACTACAAAAACTCCGAGCGAATCTCATTCTGGAATTAAAGGTGGCTCGTATATGGGTACGCCATCTAGTCAAATCAATAAAGCAAAAAATGACAAAGTTATTATTAAATATTCTCCATTAATAGAACAAATTAAAGACGAGTTAAAAGATTTGGCATCAAGACAGAAGATTGGTAGAAGAAAACTTAGGTTTAGACTCTAATGGCTACACAAAGAAATTGGAGAAAGAAAAAAACTATTGGGATGTATCTTAATAGAAGGCAATGGGAAAGAGAATTTGACCCAAATGCGTCAACAGTATCAGAAATAGAAATTGAACAAGGTGGAAGTTATATTGTTATTGAATCTTCACAAGCAGCAACACCTTACTACATTATTACGGAGTAAATATGGCAACAACTAAGGTATCAGAACTCGCAGCATTAACTACCCCAGATGGAGCAGAAGAACTACTTATTAATGATGGCGGTACTTCTA